AACGGCGTTACGATCGCCGACACTAACGACGTGATCCAGTTCCTGTCTCCCATTCAAGGCTTGCTCTACCAAGGCGCTCGGGCGTTGTCTATCGCTACTCACCTAGACCAAGCAGCGGATCGTTACGCAACGCTTGAAACAGTCCCTGGCTATTTACAGCAGAAGGGCGGCGAGACCCTCGACTCGGACAGCCTGAGCGAGATTGCCGCGGCATGGTCAGCAATGCGACGCCAGAACGCCATCGGCGCACTTAACGACTATGTCGAGTTTAAAGAGTTCAGCGTCAGCCCCGCCGAAGTTGTTGCAGAACAACGCAAGTATCAATCTCTCGAGATGGCCAGAGTTGCCAACATCCCCGCCTACCTTGTTTCCGCGCCTCAAGAAGGATCGGGTCTCACATATACCAATGTCCAAGACAGCAATCGTCAGCTTTATCTGTATGGGGCTAAGCCGTTCATAGAGTGCATTCAGCAAACGCTGTCAGCCTCTAACGTGCTCCCGCGTAACCGCTTCGTCGAGTTTGACGTCGAAGGGTATCTGGCAGAAGAGTTGATGCAAGACGTCATGGTCGAACCAGTCGTACAAGTACCAGTAGAAAGCCCATCATGATCCACTTCGTAAATGTCCCTATCACTATTGACGCCAGCGCAGGCGAGGATGCACCCAAGACGATTACCGGCATTGCGGTGCCGTGGAATCCAGTATCTGCAACTGTCATGGACGGGACCAAGGTCTCGTTCTTGCGCGGCGCTTTTGATCTCAGTATGAAAGCACCCAAGCTTCTAGAAAATCATGATATGAGCGCCCTGCGCGGTGTCGTGTCCTCTCTTGCCGACATGCCCGAGGGACTTGGCTTTACCGCTACCTTCGCAAAGACGGGCGCAGCCGCCGACGCCATTGAACTCGTAAAAGCAGGCGCGTACGACTCAGTGAGTGTCGGTGCTGTCCCAACAAAGTTTAAGTACGACAAGAACGGCGTCATGGTCGTCTCAAAAGCTGATCTGGTTGAGATTAGTCTTGTCGCACAGCCAGCGTTCAAAGACGCTGTCATTACAGAAATCGCTGCATCAGAACCAGAAGAAGATGCAACCGAACCCACCCCAACAGATTCCGAGGAGGAACCAGAAGTGGCAACACAAGAAAACCCAGTGGTCGAGGTCGAGGCTTCAATCATTCCAACTACCCCTATTTACGCAACCGCCAAGCGCGAGTTCAACTGGCCAACAGCAGCCGAATACATCTCAGCCGCTTTTGTTGGTGGTGACAAGTGGCGCGAAATGAGCGAAGGCATCCGCGCGGCCAGTCCGAATGTGATTACTTCAGACATTCCTGGCGTCCTGCCCTTGCCAATCGTGCAACCCGTTTATAACAACTTCATCGGACGTCGTCCGGTCATTGATGCAATCGGCGCAAAAGCCATGCCCCAAGGTGGCAAGGTATTTATCCGTCCCGAGGTCACAACACACACAAGCATCGGGAATCAGGCAACTGAAAACACCGCCCTTACCCAAGGCACCTACGTTGTTACAGACAATCAAGTTACAAAGGCAACTTACGGTGGATACGTCACGCTGTCCGAACAATCAATCGACTGGTCCCAGCCCGAGATCATCGGACTTGTACTCGACGACATGGCTCGCATTTACGCGAACGAAACCGACAATGTCGCTGCAGACAACCTTCGCGCAGGCGCATCGGTAACTTCAGCATTCGCAGCGGCTTCAGAGACAGACCCGTCATACTGGCAGGCTTGGGTATCGGCAGCAGCTACGACAATCTTGTCCGGCTCGAACGGTAACCTTCCTACTCATATTTTCGTGTCACCAGATTTCTGGGGAACGCTTATGGGCTTGAGCGACAGTTCAAAGCGTCCGCTTTTCCCAGCGGTCGGACCAATGAACGCATACGGAAACCTCCAGCCTGGCCAACCGAACGGCATCGCCTTCGGTCTACAGGTGGTCGTGGATCGCAACTTTGCAGCTAACACACTTATCGTGGGTGACGCTTCAGGCTTTGAGATCTTCGAACAAATGAAGGGTGCCCTTGCGATTGACGTACCGTCGACGATGTCAAGGACCATCGCCTTCCGCGGGTACCTCGCAACGCTGATGATCGACCAGACTAAGTTTGTTCGCGCCGTACGCGCATAACTAACCGACACGGATAAGACTGCAGAACAATGGCTACCTTCAACATCGCTTTTCATACGCGACTAGACGACTACGCCGTTCTGCAGACTTTCGTCGACACAGACATTCAAAGCCAAGACTCGGTAGTCGTGGCAGGAGCAGATCACGGATTTAGTGGTACGCAGACTGTCATCTCTACCGAGCCTTACCTGTTCACAGGCGTCTCAGAAGAAGGTGATCTCTTATTTGACTATCAAGTCATCATGGAGAATCAATTCATCTACAAGAACGCAGGCACAGACTTTCCTCGAGACGTCGCTACCGGCACAGTCACTTTTACCCCCAGCCCGAGTTGGATTACATCAGCGGATGTAACCAGTTGGCTAGGCATTGAGGTTGCTACGGCTAATGACACGGCTTTTATTGCCGTCTGTGTGTCAGCTGCAAACAGTTGGGCATTTCGTAAAAGGCGCTCGGCTGGCTACACCGATTCGTTAAATTCCTCGCCAGATGGTGCAGCAAAATTGGGCACCATTATGTATGCAGCAATGCAATACAGAAGCCGTGGAGCCGTAGATGGCTACGCCAGTTTTGATTCAATGGGTATGGGAACCCCCACCATGTCCCTTGGTCAAATTATGCAGCTGCTTGGTTGCGGAAGGCCCCAGGTTGCCTAATGGCTGCAACGGGCATCCTTTATGAAGCAGTGAACGCTACAAAGACCGCGCTAACGGCGCTGGGCTTGAAACCTGTAACAGACCCGCGCAACGCCCGCCCGCTGTCCGTCATGATTGAACTTCCAACACTTGACGCCTTCACTTATAACGTGGGCGACATTCGCCTCGTCATTCGCGTACTTGCTGGGCCACCTGGTAACCAAGATTCGGGCGATTACTTAATGACCACAGTAGACACAATTATGAACTCACCAATAGCCATAGTGGATGGAAGACCATCTCTCGCCTCATACGGCGAACAGATGCTTCCGTGCTATGACATGACCGTTGCCGTAGCAGTACGGCGAAACTAACAAAAAGGAGCCACCGATGGCAACAACAACATTCCTATCCAACGCAACTATCAACATCACCCAAGGCGCTACCACGACTGATTTAAGCGATCAGGCAAATGCCTGCATGATTACAGTGGGCTACGACGCTCTTGAAAGCACAGCCTTCGGGGATACCGGCCATCGCATGGTGCAAGGCCTGCAGTCGGTAGACGTGTCAATCACTTTTTTCCTGTCATACGGCGCTGCCGAAGTTGAAGCAATTATGGCTTCATGCGTAGGTACGGGATCAACAATTCTGACAATCTCCCCATCGGGCACAAGCGAAACAGCATCTAACCCAGAATACGTTTTGACAAATTGCATGCTCGCCAACTTCACCCCGATTAACTCCACAGTCGGCGAACTCGCAACCGTCGAGGCTTCCTTTACAGGTGGAACTTGGGTCCGCGACATCACCCCATAACAACAGAAACACATCATGCAACTCACGCTCAAAGTAACAACAGATCAAACAACCTACGAAGTAAAAACCAACCTCTATGTGATAATTGCATGGGAGCGAAAGTTTAAGCAGAAAGCCTCCAACCTCGCTACAGGCGTAGGGCTTGAAGACTTAGCATTCATGGCTTTTGAATCGTGCAAGATTCACGGCATCTCGGTACCGGCAGTCTTTGACGATTATGTGAAGCGCCTTGTTGCCATCGAAGTTGTAACGGACGAACCAACAAACCCCACCGTCGAGGCACCTACTCAAGATCACTAGCAGAATTGCTGGTAGAGACTGGGTGGTGGCCTCCACAAATACCTTTCGAGACTCAAGACATGAACACAGTCATAGACGTGATAAATAAGTCCAGGCGCAAATGACATCAGAACTTGGTCCCATTGAAGTTGTCGGTCTTAAAGAAGCGCTTGCTCAACTCAACAAGATTGATAAGAAACTGCGTCGATCAATCACGACAGAGTTCAAATCAATTGTGGACCCCGTCCTTGTAGAGGCTCGACGTCGCATCCCCGACGACCCGCCACTCTCAGGTATGGCTCGATCGTGGACAGGCAACAGCGGCGCTGAACTAATGCATTGGGAGCCAGCCAAAGTTAATAAGAATCTGAAAGCGTTCACCAGCGGAAAAAAGATCAGAGAAGCGCCAGGCGGATTCAAACAGAACCTGGCAACCTTTGGCATCAGGTGGGGAGGTCCGCAGGCTACCCTGTTTGACATGGCACGAAAAGGTCCCCTATCGCGATCTTTGCAAGCCCGCTTTGGATCGCCGTCCCGCATTATTTGGCGTGCCTACGAAGCACAGAATAAAGAAGTCGATAAACAAGTTCGCGATCTAGTTAATAAGGTCATGAAGTTGACCGGCAACAACGGGAGAATCTGATGTCAATAACCATCCCAATCATTACAGAATTTGACGGGGCTGGAATTTCTCGCGCCGTTGCGCAATTCAAACAACTTGAGACAACCGGACAGAAGGCGCAGTTCGCCATCAAGAAGGCTGCCGTTCCCGCAGCCGCTGGACTAGCTGCAGTGGGCGTTGCATTGTTTGACGCCACCAAGGGAGCGATCGAGGACGCCGCTGCACAAGACAAACTTGCACTGACAATGCGCAACACCACTGGCGCTACTGACGGACAAATCAAAGCGACAGAAAATTGGATAGCGGCACAGGGTAAGGCTCTCGGATATACCGATGACGATTTGAGACCGGCGCTGGCCAGACTGATGACCCAGACTCATGACGTCACCAAGGCTCAAGAGTTGATGTCCATCGCAATGGATGTCTCGAGCGGCACTGGAAAAGATTTGAGTACCGTCACCGAGGCGATGGCTAAGGCTGCAGGTGGTTCAACTGCGGCACTCGCAAAATTATCCCCTGAACTAAAGCAGATGGCCAAAGATGGAGCCACGGCTGATGAAATGATGGCTGCCCTATCTGGCACCTTTATGGATCAGGCAAGCACGGCTGCCAACACCGCGCAGGGACAGTTCAAGCGTCTTGGGGTCGCTTTATCGGAAACGAAAGAGTCGATAGGTGCCGCGCTTATTCCAGCCGTTGAAGCAGTCCTTCCGTTGCTTACTTCGTTCGGTGTCTGGGCACAAGATCACCCGAACATCTTGTTGGCTGTTGGCGCGGCAATTGCCACTATCGCTGCCGCCATTGTTGCCGTCAACGTCGCAATGGCTCTGAACCCATTCAGCCTTATCGCCATCGCTGTTGTTGGTCTTGGTGCTTTGCTTGTAACCGCCTACAAGAAGTTCGAGCCATTCAAGACCGTTGTCGATGACGTATTTGGAGCCATCAAATGGTGGATCACAAACGTCACAATTCCTTTATTCAACAGCCTTATGACAACCGTCAAGACCGTTTTCAATGGAATTGCTTCGGTCTGGAATAACACCGTTGGCAAGTTGTCATTCAAACTGCCCGACTGGATTCCAGGCATCGGCGGTAAAGGCTTCTCAATGCCAGACATCCCAATGCTCGCTGCGGGCGGAATCGTCACCAGCCCTACGCTGGCCATGATCGGTGAGCGTGGACCAGAAGCAGTCATCCCACTGACTGGCTTGAATGCCGGCGCAGGGATGGGTGGCAACACAATCAACATCAACGTCAATGGCGGCGACCCTAACGCAGTGGTCAACGCGCTGCGAACCTACATGCGTCAAAACGGGTCCATTCCAATCACAGTGAGCAACAACTACTGATGCCCCAGAACTACCAAGTCTCGTATTCCTACGAAGGATTATTGCCTACTTTTATTCCGCTGACCAATGTTCAGAACATCAGTCTTAACATTGGCAGGCAACGTCAACTGGATCAATACAACGCATCAACGGGCAACATCGAGATCAGGTATCCAACTGGATACGCCAGCCCCATCACCTATCTGACCCCTGGGAATTACATCAAAGTAGAAAACTTAACGACAGGCATCGTGTTGTTCATTGGCGTTATCAATAACACCGTGATTTCCTACGGCATCCCATACTCGGGTGGTGTGGGCAACTCCGACAGACTGACTATTTCCATTGAAGGCGTATTTGCTCAAGTGGGACGCGCTCAGGGCGAGAACTACGCAATGCCGGCAGACACGTTGTATAACCAACTTGACTTTGCTGGTGGCGCTAGTGGGACTCCAATCAATACCGCCGTGACGAACACTCAACCCTTAAGTGGTACAACCGTTTCGGGCACATGGGGCGACTGGTTGAACAGGGTTCTGATCACCCTGAACGGTCGAATCTGGGATTCTGACGACATCAATATGAGAGTCTCAACGCCCTTCGAGCAAAAGAAAGGCACCATCAACTTCAGCGATGTTGCCAACAACGCCACCAACCAGGTCTATAACCAAGTGAACTTCGGCAGCTACGCAGACAACTTCTA